AGGCTTCTGCAAACGCGTCTGCAAGGTCAATAATGCTGTCGTAAAACGTATTGAGCGCAACGTGTTTGGAGTAGCTACGGGTGTTCAGATGCACTGAATGGGCCACATCTCTGGCCAAAAACAGCATTCCTACAAAATCAGCGGCCTTGTACATCATTGGGGCATTCCTTGTGGCGGTTGTGCGTATTCAGCCTGTTCGGGCATCATTTCATTTGGCTCGCGGCCAGGCATTTCAGCCACCAGATCGCCAGAAGTGATCATGCCATGCACGGTGCCCAGCACGATGTCTTGAATCTGTTCGGGCGACATGCTGGCTTGAATTGCTGAAATTCGTTGTGTTTCGGCTTGGTACGCCTTGATCGTAGCCTCAAAATCTTTGCGTTCCATATCTTGCGCTTCGATGGATTTGCCGACATTGTTGAGCATTTGATGCAGTTGATCAAGCTCTTGGCCCATGGCTTGGATTTGTTGCTCGGCGGCCTGCAATTCAGGCGGCTTGTCGCCGTCTTCCATGAGCTTGGGGTCGATGGTCTTGGCAAACCGCTTGGCCATCTCTTGGGCGCCTGGCCAGTCCATGTTCTTGACGAACAAATCACCAGCCACAGCCCACAATTGTGGGTTGCCCTGCAACAGTTGGGCCATGGCTTCCAAGGCTTCTTGACGCTTGGTCGCGTAGCCTGGGCCGGTGGCAACAACCACGTCGTACTTGCCGACATTGGGGTTGTAGATTTTGTCGATTACGATGTCTGGGTTGTTCGGGTCGGTGATCTTGCGAACTGCTTCAGGCTGCTCAGGGTTTAACTTGACCATCTTGGTTTCACCATCCAAGCCAATGATGCGGGCCACGCGCTGTGTGTCGTAAATCTTGGGAATCAAGTCCACTAATTGACGCACGATATGTCGTACACCACGGGCCAAGTTGTCACCGTAGTGGTAAGTGCCCACATCACCCTCGCGCTGGCGAGCCAAAATGGCTTTACCGCTGCGTTCGTTGGACGACATACCCAAAGATGCGTTGTATTGGCCGGTAGACGCTTTGATGTCCTCAGATGCACCAGCTTTGGCCTGCAACAGACCGCTGGAAGCCATCGGTGGCTGCGCCCGCTGGGGCAACGGTAGCACCGCGCCTTGGCCGTCTGTAACGTCTGGGTTGACTTCCAAATACGGCCAGTTGGTCGTGTTGGCGGTCTTCCACTGGTTTTCATAACCTTCAAACTGACCACCGTAGCCAATGAACGGCGCTTTGGGCGCCAAGGCCAGCATCTCTGCTTCTTGGCTTACCCAGTAGTTGTACATGCGCTGGGCGTCTTTGGCGTTACGCACAAGACCCGACACATACAAGCGGCCATCAACCTCAAACTCATTGCCAACAATGCGGACTACGGGGATGTATTTCCCCGCCCAATCGCGTTCTTCAAGAATTTCATAGCCGTTGATCTTGCAGTATTTAACTTGGACACGATCAGATTCACGAGATTTTTTAGGTTTGCCATATATTTCTTTCAGTTGTTTGTCCTCTGGGGTGCCTTCAAACGCGGTCACATTTCCTGGGTACAAGTTCAGCTTTTCCTTGGTGTAGTCAAGGTAGTAGTAGTCGGCCACGCGCACAGTGTCTTCAGTCAGCCACTGGCTCAAATTCTGATCCCCCACACCAAGCGACTGCAAAGTGGTGATGGGTGCTGAGTTGGGGTACTTGCGAGCGTATTCGTCTTTGGGGATGTCTTCAGTGATCAAGCACCATTTTTGATCCGCGCCAGTCGGGTCTTGGATGGTTGGATCCATGTAGACGCTGAACGAGTTGCGAATGCGACCGATCTTGATGTCTTGGTCGAATGTGTCGTCGTCGCAGTATTCAGTCAGGATGCGGATGTAGCCTTCACCGTAGGAGACTTGGTTTTCACACGCTGTATCGTACGCGACGTCAGCATCGCTGATGTATTCGATGTGTCTGACCATGCCGTTGAAGATTTCGGCGACTTCAATGTCTGCGTCGTCATTGGCTGGAATAACCTTGCCACTTGGGCGGTTCTGCCTTTGGTCGTTGGTAACTTGTCGTACATGTTGGGGCAGCTTGTTGATGGTAAGCGTTGGGCGCGCGTTGATCGTTTGACCTTGCACGGCACCACGGGTGGCCAACACGTCGGCAGGCCACTGCCAATGGTTGTCGGGCGAACCAGCGTAAAACTTCAGGTCGTCGATCTCGTCTTCACGACTCTCAGACAAAGCGGCAATCGCCATGTTGAGGCGAGTGCGGGCGGTGGACAGAATACTGGACTCAGTTTTCTTGTCACCTCCGTTGGCCACAGCACCGGCTGCGGCGATGCCTGTGTAATCAGCCATTATTTTTTCTTAGGTGTAGATTTTTGCGCTTCGCGCTTGACAGAATATGCAATCGCTACCGCCTGCTTGACCGGCTTACCGGCAGCGACTTCAGCTTTGATGTTTTTGCGGAAAGCTTCAGAAGATTTTGATTTAACGAGTGGCATTATTTTTTCCTCGCAGTTTTAGCGGATTCTTTGAACGCCTTGGCAGTCGGCGCGCCTTTGTCGCCTGGCTGGCGCATTTTCTCTTTAGAGCCCGCTGCGATACGTTCGCGTTTGGCTGCGATGTTTGCATAGAGTCCAGGTTTGGTAGCCATGATCAACACTTCCATCGTTTGAGTGACGCCTTGGCGCGTTCAGCATCGCCTTTGGCATGCTTGACGACACCTTCCATGCGGGCGCAAAAACTGGCTTTGCGCCCTTCATCTGCTTTGGTTTTTGGACTGGGTGCTGGCGCTTTCAAATTAGAACCCGTTTCACGGTTGTATTTCTCACGCCCTTTAGCGGTCAAGCCCGCGCCCTTAGATACAGGGAGCTTCTCGCCTCGACCAACGCTGAGAGATACGTTCTTTTTCATGCGCCCATCCATCCAGTTGCTACGGCTCTTTGGCCAGAGTATACCTTGCGTGTGGGCTCAGTGTACTCCCGATGCGCCACAGGAAACGCAAATGTAACAGCAATTGCGTCTGCCGCGTCGGGCGAGGCCAACCCCCGCGCCTTCATGTCTTTTTTCGATTCCAAGAAAATCGTTCCTTTGGAGTCTGGTTTCATCATAGGCGAAATCAAATCTGTTTTCAAGAACCTATCGTTTGGAATGCTCGCTGTTTTCAGCCACTCCCGCATCTCGCCCCACATCTGCGCGCGCATGTTGCCGTACATGATCGGGTTCTTCGCCTTATTCCCGAAGTTCACACCCTTGACCTTGTACCGCTGTTCCTTCAACCGATCCACAATCCCAGCACCCAGGCCGCCCTCGTCGATCACCACCAGCGTGGGCTTAAATTCCTCAATCGCTTCGATCACATGCCCCACCACCGTCATGGTGTCGTCGCCTCTGTGGCGCATGATCTCCACGATGTCTCGACCCTGCCGCACCGCGATGACCGTGGCGTCGGCACCAAACCGCGCGGGGTCTACACCAATCACAATCGGTGCTGACTGGTCTTGGTATTTCTTCCTCGCCATGGCGTCATCGACCACATTGGCCGCGATGAACTGATCGTCGCCCGCGTTGGGGAATTGACCGTACACCTCGACGTGCGCCTGCGCCGAATCCGGCCCATATTCGTCGATGATGCGCTGATAAACCGCCTTGTCGGTGCCCTCGACCGTGCGCGCGTCCACTACTTTTGTGCGCCAAAAGTCCCGTTTCGAGTGAAAAGCCTCGTAAAAGTACCCCGTATTGCGACGCGGGTTGGAAAACGCCATCCAAAAGCGATTTGGCGTGTTTTCTGTGAAAAAACCGCCTGTCACCGCCCAAATTGAGTCGTCAATGCCCGATGCTTCATCAAAAATCACCAAAACACCGTCAAAATTGTGTACACCAGCGTACGCGTCGGGGTTTTCCGCTGACCACAGCCGCCCCTCGACGCCCCAATATCTGGTGCCTTTCTTCAAATCCCGCTCCACCAACTCAGTCAACCACTTGGCGGGCATGACTCTGGTGGCCGACACTTCAAACCAGTGGCTGTTGATGGCCATCGCCAACCACTTGGTGATTTCGGCCCATGTGATTGACCTGAGTTGGGACTCACTGTTGGCCGACACGATGGTCGTCGAGCCAATCCGCGTGGACAACATCCAGATGACAAGCCATGACACTAAGGCTGACTTGCCAATACCACGGCCAGACGATATGGCTTCTTGCAATACGTCGAAGTCCAACTTGCCTTGGTTCGTTTTGATGTGCTCGGCCACGTCCAGCAACACTTCGCGTTGCCATTTGCGCGGGCCTTGAAAGTGCTCCAGCGGTGTGCCCTTGACGCCCCACGGAAATACATACATCACAAACGCCAGCGGGTTGTCCTTGACCGCCGGACTCCAAAGTCTCGCCATCAGTTCTTGTTCGTCTTCAGCGCTGTAGATGGTGCTCTGCATTTACCTTGTGTTCCAGTGTTGGACTTGGTTCGTTAGCGATTACATCAATGACCCGTGACTCGGCGGCTTTGAGCGCGCCGATGATGCTGATGCGCTGATCGACGTCGATGCTGATGGATTGCTTGGCCACCCAGCCGTGTGAGTGCTGGAGGATGGCCAGCGCCGCCTTGGCGTCGCCTTCGCTGGCTGCTTTGTGCAAGTGCTTGGACATCTCCAACTCGCCGTCGGCTTTGCCCTTTTGCGCCGCCATGTCCGCTACGGGGTCAAGCTCACACAGTTGCCGGTACTCGGTGGGCAACATGCCTGCGGCCAGCGCCAGTGCGTCACCCTTCAAACCCAACTTGGCGGCTTCGTAGATTTTGTTTAACCGCGCTTCGGTCGCAACGATCTTGCGCGGTGCAAATGGAAGGCTGTGGAACGTCATGTGCGCGAGTGTAAATCATGTGGGTCATGTGGACAATATTTTAAAAAATAAAAATTGTTCGCGAACCATTCGTCACCGTTGGGCCCAGGCCGTCGGCCCTACCCCCTCCCCCTCGACCCTTACCAAATCCTTACAGCCACAAGTTAGTGAGCACTTACTTACATTTGAAAGTTAGTGGTTACTTACTTTATGATTTTGCTAAGTGAGTGGCCACTAACTTAAGCGAAGTGAGTGCTCACTAACATAGCCTTGGGGTGGTGGTTAGTGGTCACTAACTTAACCTGGTTAGTGGGCACTAACTTCGATTTTTGCGCCAGTTAGTAGGCACTAACTTTAAAAGTAATACTTTTGGGGTGGGTCATGTGGACAATGTACCCACCCTTTTTTTTTTAGCGCGGCGCGACGAAAATAGCAGCATTTCACAATATGAAATAGTTTTTATGGTCAATTAATTTTTTTGTTTTTATTGTCCACATAGTCCACAAAGCCCAAAAACCCTTATTTCATGCGGCCATTTCGTGGGTCATGCCTACAGTCCACGCCACGGGTACGCGGGTACACTTTAAGGGAAAACCCCTAGAAAATAATTGTTGACAAGCGCAAGGCAATCCCTTACAATAAAGTCTTTACAACCCGCAACAACGAAAGGCAGTCCACAAATGAAAACACTTAAATTCAACACCAAACGCGAATATACCGCCGATGGCCAGCGCATCGCGGCCACACAATTAGACAACGGCCACGTCATCATGGTCGATATTGACCGGCACGTTGATATTTTATTCCCCGTGGGCGTAGAGCTCACCCAGGCCGACATCATGCAAGCATACGACCATGGATGGCAAAAATTCCCGCATGACATCGACATGTCTTATGGTGACTATTACGATATCGTGCGCGAGCTGCAAAAACTGGCCAGCGCTTAATTTTCACAATTCAATTCAGTCAAATAAACGAAAGGTAAACATCATGCAAGTACATCTCACAATGAAAAGCGCCAACGCGAAAACCGGCCCAATTCCCGTATCGACCACCGAGCGCGCCAGCTGCCCGCCGGATTGCAGTGTCCGCGACGCATGCTATGCGGCCAGCGGGCCGCTGGCGCTGCATTGGGCCGCCGTGTCCAACGGCACCCGTGGCACATCGTGGGGTGAATTTTGCGACGCGGTTGCGGCCATGCCCGCCGGTCAATTGTGGCGCCACAATCAAGCGGGTGATTTACCCGTGGCCGATGGCACGGTCGACGCCGTGAAACTCGGCCAGCTGGTTGCGGCCAACGCGGGCCGCCGTGGGTTTACGTATTCACACCACCGCGACGCGGCCAGCATCGCATGGATACGCCACGCCAACGCGTGGGGTTTTACCGTCAATTTATCGGCCAATGATTTACATGACGCCGATATGCTGGCCGAGCATAACGTTGGGCCCGTTGTCGTTGTGCTGCCGTCAACGCAAACCAAAAACACCACCACCCCAGCGGGCCGCGCCGTTGTCATATGTCCGGCCACCCAGCGCGACGACGTGTCATGCGCGACGTGCCAGCTATGCCAGCGCCAACGCGCGGCGATTGTGGGCTTTCCGGCCCATGGCACCCGTAAGCGCGTGATAGATATCAAGCTCGCGGCCTGATTTGCAGTGCATGGCTATACGGTGGCCATGCGCGGACAATCCGTCCGGTAACAGTACACGAAGGGTAAATCATGCAAAAACTAAAATTCAACGTTGGTGATACGGTCGCATTTGCGCGGCATGTGGTAGCACGTACTGGCCACAATAAGATCGACGCGGACGCGCGCGGACGCGTGGTGGCCATTGACGGCGCGGCGGTGGCCGTCGATTTTGCGGGCACGTGGAACCGTCACGAAGACGGTGGCACCGTGCGGCATGTGCCCGCCGGTAATTTGACGAAAATTATGGCTAACGGGGTGGTCTATGACTATTAAAACCATGTTCGCAAAATACAAGGGCACGTGCTCACGTACCGGCATGCCGATTCGGCCAGGCGACCACATCCAATACGATACTGAAACCCGCCGCGCGTGGATAACGCATGAGGATGATTTTCGGCACGTGGAGCCGGAGCCGGAGGAAACTTATTTAGCCCGCGCCAACGGCGCTTATGTGTCGCACGTGTGGCAATCCGGCGGGCGTGAGTATTTTCGAAATAAGCGCGGGCGCTGTATCGACGCGCCATGCTGTGGATGCTGCAACATATGACCTACTACCGCACGAAGGCCGCCGCGCAGGCGCTGGCCGATGAATTGACGCTACAAGACCGCGACGCGTGGTCTTATGAGGTGCACGGGAGCCCGCGCGGGTTCTACGTGGTCGTTTTTGATGATGATGGGCATTTTTTGGGGGTTTTATGACAATTCGACAATTTTTCGACGCCGTGGGCTTTGCTGTGTTTATCGCGCTGCCCTTTGTTTTTTACTTTTGGAGTATGCAACCATGATAGATACACACTGGCTAGAAAACCCGCGTATGGTGCCCGTTAACTATAACGACACCACAGCCGCGCTTTTTAATTTGTACGACATAAAGCGCGAGCTATCGGACAAAGTAAAAAATACACCTTTAAATGGTGATTTTGACGAATACACCATAGGGGATGCGCTGGATTCAGCGATTGAATTTTTGGAGCAATTAGACAAGGCGGTGACAGAATGAATACTACCGCTGAAAATTTCGCGCTTGATCAATGGCTGACTGATTATCCGGACGACATGTCTTATGCGGACGTGCTCGCGTGCATGCGCGAGCCGGATAACGTGTGGACGTGCGAAAACATCACAGTGTGGCAGACAGTCGAAAATTTCACGCTGGATCAGGTGGCCGAATTTATCGACGACACAAAAAATGCTTTTGAAATTGCAACAAGGGAGTTGACAGCATGAGCGAATTTAAATACGAAATGACGGGCACCATGCGCGTCGATGATGGCTGGGAGAAATGCGCGGACAGTGTGGCCGACCAATGGTCGGTATATGAGCGCGACAGCGACGGGCTGGCCGTTTGGGTGGCTGATTTTGCGCGAAAAGAGGACGCGCTCAATTTTATGGGGAGCATGGAATGATTACGATTAAACACAATCGCGCCGCGCTGCAAGTGCTGGCCGTTAACGCGGAGCCTACACGGGCGCTGCTGGTTTTAATTGATAAATCCAAAGGGCATAAGGGCGCGAAAATCCCTAAACCCAAAGGTATAGATAAGTGCAATAGCATGAAGCGCGAATATCCGGCTTTTTACGCAGGCATGACAACCGCCGAATACCTGAGCCAATACGCAAGCCTAAACCATAAGCGCTTAAATTTGGAGCCGGTGCAATACGTCCACGCCGACCGCGCCGCACCCATGCTGGACGCGTCTATTCCTGAAATGATCGAAGAGGTGGCCGACAATGACTGACTTACATTCGTTCACTTATGAGACAGACTGCGGGTTAACCCTAAACTGTCAATTGGAATTCGACGAAGGCGATCCCAGCGTGGGTTTGCCTGATTCCGCGACGCTGGTGAGCGCCTGCGTGGGCGAATACGATATTTTTGACGTCCTACGCATGCGCTTGGTCGACATGATCGAACATGCATTCCTGAGCCAGCCAGTGCAGGGGGGCGCATGGGAGTAATTATCGCGGCCATTTTGGCCGCTATACTAGCCGTGCTGCTAAATTTGTAGCAGTTGCCTAAACTTAACAGCCCGCCTTGTGCGGGCTTTTTTTATGTCGACGCCGTAAACAATGGCATGGTCTTATTGTTCGACCAGGTTCCGCATGTCTGACTTGTTCATGTGAATCATGTCGGGGGCGCAGAAGATGTGCTTTTTGGTGTCATACTGCCGCGATTTAACACGGCCTTGGTCAACCCATCCGGCCTCTTTTAAGGCATGCAATAGCGCCGCCTGTACGATTTTGACGCCAGTGGGTGCGTAGCCCTGCAAGCGGTCGCATATCGGGTGGAAGGGGGACGCGACCACACCGCGCGAAAACTCACCCACACGGCGGCGCATTTGGTCAACCAAAAACGATTCTGCGGTGCTCATGCCGTGCTCGACCATGATGGCCTTGGCTTCGGTCATGGGCGGCGGCGCGTTGGGGTTCCACGCCGACACGTCACGGGTGTGCAAGTAATGGGCAACGGCCTCAAAACCGCCTCGGTGGTGGTACCAATTCCACAAGCTCACCGCCTGAGCTTCTGACAGTTTAGGGGCTTCGCACCACAGAACAAACCAGCGGCGATCTTCTGAGGGTAGGGAGATGGCGACGCGCTCATTACTGAACGCAATCACAAACACGCGATTCAGTGCCATGTAGGGGTGCAAGCCCTTGCGATTGACGACCAACAACTCAGGGGGCGCTGCGATGATGGGCTTGAGGGTGTTTTCCAGTGCTCTGCGGTCTTTGGCTTCTGCTTGGCGTAGCTCTGCAATTTCCATCACTTCGCATTCAAGCGAATAGCCCCACTGAGAATTAAGGTCTTCGTTTTTGACCAGCGAACAATTGACCTTGGCGTCACCGCCAATCGACCAAAAGAACGGCGCAAACAGGGTGTCTTTGCCTGAGCCGTGGTTGCCGCCCATCAGGATGGCGTGGTTGATTTTGTGGTTGGGGAATTGCACCTTGTGCGCCAAGGCGTTCAATAAATGCTCGCGCTCGAAAGCTTCGGGCACCATGCGCTCGACGTGCGCCATCCACGGCGATATATCGCCCGCTTTGGGGGTAGGGCGCGCATTGCGCCAGCGGTTGCCGTAGATCAAACCTTCACGCGCGACCAGCACATCGGCACCGGCGGCGTAGGTGATGCCTGCAAGTGCCTTGGCGCCCTTGGCCTGTCGGTTTTCGTCAAACGAATGCGAAGCTTCGATTTTGCGCTGGTTGTGGATGGATTTGCACATGATGTGGCGAAACAAGGCGTTGAAGGTGCCGCGCGACAATTCGCGCTTGTCTTGCAGATCAAAATAGGCGTCGTCGGTCTGTATGTAGGCGAAGCGATCCCACCATTCGGACTTTTCAACACGGCCAAGCTCTTTGCGCTCGACTTCGGCGATCACCCGCGCGGCTTCGTCGGGGTATTCAGGCGTAGGGGTGAGCTTGGCCAAGGCCGAGTCCATTGCCTGCGCCAGCAATTCCTCACGCAAGCCTGGGGTGTGGGCAGGGCCACCATTGTCGGCCACCCACTGTAGGAACATGCGGGAGTCAAAATCCACGCAATGCGAGTGCAGGCAGCAATAGGCGCGGTTGGCGGGCATGTACCGGCCTTCGGGGTTGCCGTCGGTGTGCTCTGCGCTGTTGGGGCAGATGACGCCCGCCCAGCCTTCGCCGTTGGGTCTGGAGAGGAGCAAACCCTGCTCGGACAGCCACGCCATCACGTCGTCAGCGCCGTCGTCCGACAAGCGGATCGGGCGCAGGGTGAGCGAGTCGGCCTCGACGGGCGTGACACCCAAGGCGGTGCAGATGTCACCCAGTGTGTATTCGTGCTCGGGGTGGAATTCGACCAAGCGGGACTCAAAATTATTGCGGTCGGGTTTCAGGTTGACCGAGCCAGGCAGGCGGAAGTTGCGTACCGGATTGCAGGCTCCAGGGTCTGTATAGCCCGCGTTTGCAATGGCGCGGATGGCCGCGCTGAACTCGGCCTTGGTCGGCTGGTCGCTGAAGGCGTAGCCCCACTGGAACGAGCCAGGCGACGTCTCCATGATCCATGTCGGGGCAAGCGGCGGCGTCTTGGATTTGGTGCCAATGTCGTCAAGCATCATCACAAGGATGTATTCGCAGTTGGCTGCACTGGCCGACACTCGGCCATCGGTGAAACGATCAACAATGAAACTGGCGGTGTTGCCGTACCAAGCTTGGCCAGCCTTGATGCGCTTGCTGTCGGGCAAGTACGCTGGCCATGTGCATTTGACTGCGCCGTCCGCATGTAGCTGGATCGCGCCGTCTTTTAATTGTGGTTTTTGACGCACAATCAGTGCTGTCTCGCCGCTCGGTGCGAGATTTGTGATAAAGTCCAGAAATTCCAAGTTATTGCTCCCGTTCAAGCCCGCCTGCCAGCGGGCTTTTTATTTGCCATATCGAGACATGATCGCCACCTCTGCACCGAGGGGTAAACCCTCAGCCCATGCAGGTGGCGTACACATCACACGTTTCAGTTCTTCGGCCATTTCCTGTGGCCGGTCAGTTTCCAACACTATCTCGTCATGCACATGCAACACCACGTCGTCAAGCTGGCGCAGTGAATGGCGCAGTAAGTCGTTGGCGGTGGCTTGGGTGATATTCTCACACGCCAACCCTTTCCAAAGCCTTGCGCGTGGCCATTCGGTCGCATCTGCTGCCGGTTTCCAAGCCGCCTTGGCGTAGGTGACGCCGTCGGGCTCCAGCTTGGCAAACGGGTAACAAAGCACACGCCCAGAGGGCAAAGCATACCAAAGATGCTGGCCGTCGAATAGGTAGGTAACCCGACCCACGCTGAACTCATGGCCTTTGTTTCTCATGGCGCGGGTGTAGGCTTCCTCAAGGTTTTGCCAGTAAGGTACAGACCATGGGTTTGCTCTGCGCCATGCGTCCACCATGCGCTTGGCGTCGGATTCGGGCAGATTCACGCCGTAGACGCGGCCCATGGCCGCAAAGGCACCGATGCCACCGGCAAAGCCGCAAGCCAACTCTTGAACCTTGCCGATCTGTCGTTGCCGGTCGTCCACCGCGTCCACGACCACGCCAAAGGTGGCAGCGGCGTTGACCTTGTACACGTCCTCGCCGTTGGCAAAGATGGCCAACTTGCGCTCGCCTGCGGGGCAGTTGGACAGCCACGGATTGGCGCGGGCTTCGATGGACGACCAGTCGGCCACGACCAAGTGCTTGCCCTTGGCCGGTATCAGTGCGGGCCGGAGCATTCCTTTGAGGACATCAGTAACGCGCTTTCCAAATTGAGGAACAATTGAATGGCCTCTGACCATTGCAGTTCTAACGTCTTCGGGCGATTTGGCGCACTTGCGAGTGAAATTGTGAACCTGGGCTCCATAACTGCTGGCGCGTCCGGTAGCAGACCCTCCAGCAAAGACAAAAGCACCTCGGACTCGGTGGTCTTCGATGTCTGCAAGGCTTGCAAGGCGGCTGAACTTCGCAACCGAAGACGCCCATAGGTCGTCCGCGCATTGGATGACCTCGGCAACAGCGGGCGGTATTTCATCGGGGTTCTCCATCGCAAGCAAATTTGCTCGCACAGTTTTGTCAATCGAATATTTCTTTTCACCGTCTTTATAGGTTTCCATCAGCTTCAAAGCCTGTGGCCCAACGCGGTCGATCACCCACTGACGCATCTTAGGCGACCTGACGCTGGTGATTGCGCCTTCGGTCACCTCAGCCACGATCTGCTCAATCTCGGCCAATTCGTCGCTGGCGAACTTGATGGCGGCGTTGCACAGCGGCACGTCCACCAACACGCCACGGTCGTTGATGCGCTCATTGACGTGGTAGTCAGCCAACTCGTCTACTGACAGCGGGCGCAGGGCTTTGCTGATTGACCGCATGGCACGGACGTCTTGCTCGCAATATTCGATCATCTCGGCCATGAGCGCAGGGTCTTCGCGGAAGGTGCCGTCGGCCTGTGGGACGGACAGCAGGCGAATCAGTTGGGCACCACGGTGGCTTTTCTTCATGGACGCGCCAGCAAACCGGCCAACGTCTTCCAGCGAACCAGGCGCGCAATTGGCGCGGGCTTGTGCTGCGGTGCAGACAAACTGCTCCAATTTGAAGTTGATCTGCAAGACGTACCAAAAGATCAAGCGTTCAAACGCAGCGTTGTGGGCATAGATCATGCCTTTGTAGTTGGCCACATGTTTGGGAAATGGTTGGCCAGGCACCCACGTCACCACGTCATCATCGTCGAACGCGTACGACATGCACAGCACTTCGGTGCTGGCGTCTTGCGCGTAGTTGTAGACGCCGTGCTTGGGTAAATCGCACCGGCTACGGGTTTCAAAATCGCACCAAAGCATCCGTGTCTCCTTTCCAATGCCGCCTGTCACGCGGCATCAGGAAGATTACTCTTGCGTTGGTGGCGCAGGCATCTGCGCTTGGGCTTGCATGCGGATTTTGTCCATCAGCGAAGCAAGCAACGCCATCACAGCGTTGATTTCTTGCACGTCAAGTTCTAATCTCATGCTGACCTCCGGCGACGGCCTGCTGCTGGCGCTGGCGCTTCAGGAGCCACTTCTGGCTCGCCGTCCATGCTGACCCATTCAATCACCTCGAACACAGGCGTGTAAATCTTGCCGTAGCTCTTGTGGGCATAGTGGTCTTTACGCAGACGCACGATAGCCACTGGCTTGGTTTGATCTTTCTCGACCTGCTCGGCCAACGCAACGGCAATGGCTTGAACCGCTTTTTTACCGCCGACCGAAGTCGTGGTGTAACGCGCTTCCATACCCTTGTCTTCACCGCTGATGCATTTCAGTGACAGGCCGACTTGTGTTTCCCAACCCTTCTTGGCCCCAGGTGGGGCTTCGTCGAGTTCGGGCAACGGCTGGCTGACACTGGCCATCTTCTCGGCCAACACCTCACCGTCGCCCCAAGCGATGAAGCCGTGGACAAAGGAGAAGGGGTTGATCGCCCACTTGCTGTCGTCTTCGACTTCGGTCTGATCAGCACCGAAGACCCAGTGGCCAGTCTTATCCATTTTGAGGATAGCTGTACCGGCTGGGCCAACGTCTGCTTGGATCGACCGCAGCGCGGTTGACAGGGTGGAAACTGCGGGCAAGCCCGCTTGAGAGAACGCTACTAAATTGGACATGATTTTCCTTATTGAAGTTTAGAAAGGGCAGCAGTCAACTGCTTCCCGATTTGCAACACTGCTGGGCGCGGGTCATCCGCGCTTGCCAATGTTGTGCCTGAAGACACTGACACGACAAGATCGTCGGGCAATGTCAACTTGCGCTTTTTGAGTTCCTTCTCCGCTTGCGCTGGAGAAACCAACTCGGGTTCTTTGTATGGGGCAACGTTCAGCTTGATCAAAGCTGCTGCGGCTTTTTCATCATCAACCCACTGACGTGTGCCACGTTTGGCCACCAGTTTATACCCAGGCACCAACGCGCCGCTGTCCAAGATTTGATGCGCCAGCGCGCGCAAATCCTTGATCCAGTCCTCCAGCATATCAGCGTTGGCCAAGTAGGCACCCAACGCCTGCACGTCAATCGCTTCGATCTGTGTCTTCAAGGCACGGTCAACAGCGCCGGTCATCTGTGGGCAGATCGGCTTGGCCGCGCACCAACGGCAGTGGTCGCCAATCTTCAGTTCAGCATCGGGTTGTTGCGCCAGCTTGACCGCTTTAACCAAGTCTTTTTCAAACTGGGCAATGCGAGCCGGTGTGGTCACCCAACGCTTGACTTGTGGCGGCTGGACAATGACCATCTCAATTTCTTCAACGTCTTTGAACGCCCACTTGGCTTCTTCGGTACGCATGGCCGCAGCGGCGTAGAACATCAGTTGCGGGTTTTCTTCAACTTCCACAGCGACACCATCACCGAATTTCCAATCAAGAACAACAGCTCGATTACCCAAACGACCAATAAGATCAGTGCTGCCAAATACGCCAGGCAACAAATCACCAAATCCAACACGCGTTTCAGCAGCAAGTTCCATCTCCTTGTTGGGGTCAATTTCATCCAGCGCCGCCAAGGCAGGCACCAGTTTGTTGTCAATCAAATCAAGTGTCAGCACTTGGTCGTTGTAAGTGGTGCCGATAAAGTCTTCGGGGTGTTTGTCTGACATCACTAATTCAGCGATGACGTTGTGCAACAGCGTACCCTCGTCGGCGTACTTGTTGCTGGGCTGGGGCGGCATCTTCTGCACCAAGGCGACTGAGCCTGGGCAGTTCATCACGCGCTTGGCGGTTGAGCCGCCGACTATTTTTGAGTGATCCACTGAACTCTCCTGTAGTTGATTGAGACTGAACTATAGCACAGAAAAATAATTTGTGCTAAACTTTTTGACATGAAAGAAAAAATAGTTGAAAATCATTTCGTCTGGGCGGTTGAGCGCGTTGGGGGCAAGACGTACAAGTTCACGTCGCCAGGGCGCAAAGGCGTAGCAGACCGGATCGCGTGTTTGCCTGATGGCAGTACATGGTTTGTGGAATTGAAAACAAAAGGCGGCAGGCTGTCAGCATTGCAGAAGATGTTCATGTCGGACATGGCTTTGCTGAAACAGAACTACGCGTGTTTATGGACAACGGAGCAAGTCGATGAGTGGATTAAGAGTGTTAGTGGCGTGTGAGTACAGCGGTCGTGTTCGGGACGCGTTTATCCGCGCCGGACACTACGCGCTGTCGTGTGATTTGTTGCCTTCCGATTCTTTGGTTGGTGATCACTACCAAGGGAATGTGCTGGACATTTTGGATCACGGTTGGGATTTGATGATTGCTCATCCGCCATGCACTTATCTGTCTGTGTCAGGTATGCACTGGACAACACGCGGGTTGCGTGACCCGCAGTTGACTGAAGACGCGCTGGCGTTTGTGCAGCGCCTGATGGACGCGCCTATTGAGCGCATCGCCATTGAAAACCCAATCAGCATCATCAGCAGCCGCATTCGCAAACCTGACCAAATTATTCAGCCGTGGTGGTTTGGCCATGACGCAAGCAAAAAGACTTGTCTGTGGTTAAAAAATTTACCTTTGCTCACGCCAACAGACATGCTGCCAGGTGATGCCAAGACGCGGCGGGGAAATCAAACCGCCAGTGGGCAAAACAAATTGCCACCGTCCAAAGACCGTTGGAAGATTCGCAGTGAAACATATCAAGGCATCGCTGACGCGATGGCAGCGCAATGGAGCTAAGACCCTACCAAGACGAAGCCGCTGACTTCTTGTACGAGCGCGATCGGGCCATGATCTTGGCACCCGTGGGCGCTGGCAAGACAGCCATCACGCTGACGGCCATGCAAGACATGCTGGCCAACGGCGTGGTCAAGCGGTTTCTTGTCTTGGCTCCCAAGCGCGTCTGTACCGACGTGTGGCCAGTCGAGCAACCCAAGTGGGCACCAGATGTGCCGTTGGCCGTGGCCGTGGGCACACCCAAGGAACGAGCCGCAGCACTGCGCTCCAAGGCGCAGATCGTCGTCACCAACTACGACAACATCCAATGGCTGGCCGAGCAGGCACTGGACTTTGACGCCATCGTGTTCGACGAGCTGACACGTTTGAAGAACCCATCGGGCACACGTTTCAAAGCGTTGCTGAAAGTGCTTGAGCCCATGACCATTCGCTGGGGTTTGACTGGCTCCTTCACCAGCAACGGATTGGAAGACGTGTTTGGCCAGTGCAAGGTGGTTGACCAGTCGTTGCTTGGCCGTTCTAAAGGCGCGTTCATGCAGCAGTATTTTGTGCTGATCAACAAAGAATTCGGCGAGTGGGCACCGCGTGTCGGTGCCTTGGCCGGTGTCATGGAGCGCATCAAACCGGCCACCTATGTGTTGGAAGCTGGCGAGTACGCCGACAAGTTGCCGCCGCTTCATGTGATTGAGGTGCGGTGCGATCTGGACGACCGCAAGCCTTACGAGAAGATGAAGGCTGACTTTCAAGCGCTGGACGTCACCGCCGTCAACGCGGGTGTTGTCACCGGCAAGTTGCAACAGATGGCCAGCGGGTTTGTGTACGACACACGCAAAGAAGCCTCCGAGACACCTGGTAAGTTCATTGTCACACAGACGCCAGTGTGGTTTAGCAGCCATAAATTTGACCGACTTGAGGAGTTGTTGAATGAGAATCAGAGGGCCAATACGATCATTGCTTACACGTATCAAGAGGAGTTGGCAGAGCTTAAACGCCGCTACCCCCACGCCCAAACGCTTGACGACAAAGATGCCATTCAACGCTGGAACGCGGGGCGAGTTGAGCTCTTACTGGTGCATCCGAAATCGGCAGGCCACGGGCTCAACCTTCAATTTGGCGGGTGCAAAATCATTTTCCTGTCCTTGCCTTGGTCGTTGGAACTGTACGAGCAGACCATTGGACGTTTGCACCGATCAGGACAAAAGCACGACGTCTGGTGCTACGTCATGCTGACCAACAAGACGGTGGACGAGAAGATTTGGGGCGCGCTACACGACAAGCGCGCTATATCGGATATTGCAATGGAGGAGTTGAAATGAGTGTACGTTTGAACAACTGGAAGACCCAGCTTAAGGCTGAGAAGTCTATTCAAAAAATCTATCAACGCGACTTTAATGCGGCTTGGCGCAAGTTGAGCAAGAGCATGGCGCTAACTAAAAAACTGGAGGACAAAGTTGCAGCTTACTTGGCGAAAACTAAATGAAGAACTTAAAACCTTTGATGAAGACAAGGTTTTGGAGATGTTGAACCATGAGCGCGCAAACGCCAGACGTGTGGTGGTGCTGGAGCGATTGCACCAACGCTACACCACGCTACGGGCGTCGCGTGAGCGCATTGAACTTTTACAGGAGGCTAGACAGCCATGAGTTTCAGAGATTCAATGAGCAAGTTCATTCGTGAAGTCACAAGGTCAAAGACCATTTACGAAACCATAGCCAAGGAACTGCGGGAGGCGCACTTGAAGAAGCTGGAAGCCGAGTCAGGTGTCGAGTATGCCCAGTCAGTTGTCTTGTACAACGAGCAACGCATTGCACGGCTGACCGCACGGCTGATGGAGCATACAGAGGAAGGGGACTACGCATGACACAAATCTACATTTGCACCAAATGCAAACGCCAAATTCTGACAATCATTGCACGATGCCCATATTGCGGAGGTAACCCACAATGACAAAAGATGAAGCATTGAAGCTGGCGCTTGAGGCGTTAAAGAAATTCCACTACGCAATGATTGACGCTGGTGTTTTGGATAGGCAAGAGGTTTTGAATGAAGGGTTTACGGCAGCTACCGCTATCAAAGAAGCCTTGGCACAGCCAGAGTTTATTAAGCACGAAGTCGAGAACGCTGATGATTGGTCTGAGTGGGTGTGTCCTGACCCCAAGGGCTACTTGATGAAGTGCTGTGATTGCGGTTTGGTGCATGAGGCAGAGTTCAGGATAGTGTGCTACAAGTCAGAGACTGAGCGTGAAGACTGCGACATAGTGGATGACCCTAACTTGCAGGCCGTGTTCCGTATGCGCCGCAGTGAGCAATGGTTGCCAGAAGATACAGCACACAGGGCTGGAGGGTTGCCAATGGCACAGCCAGAGCAAGAGCCTGTGGCGTGGCTGTTGACTGACAAAAACATTAATTCGCTTCAAGTGGATTCAATTCAACGCTTAATTGACCGAGCAAGACACGCACACATGACTGACATCAAGTTGCGTATCAATGGTCAAGATGAGTGGCATCAGGCTGATTGGCTGAAACATTTGACTCGCACCACCCCACCACAGCGCACATGGGTAGGGCTGACCAATAACGATTTGCAGCCTATTGCTGAAGAGTACCGAATTTTGTTTGGCAGTTGGGTGCATGATTTTGCCCGAGCCATTGAAACCAAGTTGAAGGAAAAGAACGGTGCTTGAAAAGATCAGAACATTTTTCGGCAAGCCGCGTGAGCGCGGTAGGACTGTCGTGCAAGAAAACCTTGTGTGGCGGTGCAGTAACTGTTACCTTATATTTCTAACCAAAGAAGCTGGAGACGCGCACAAATGCCAAGACCAAAAAGTGAATTGACAACTAGCCAAAAATGCGTCGGCGCAAAACTCACGCAGTGGCAATATGAAGAATGGAAAAGGCTTGGGGCTTCAAAATGGCTCAAGCAAGTATTGACTGAAAGTAGGAGGCAACAAAATGCCAAACTTTGAATTGTGGAGCCAAGCTAACTTGGCCAAGTTTGCTGCCGAAGCCTACGCCAAGATGCAAGAGCAACACGATCTGATCCAGCAATTGCAAAACGACTTGAAAGACGCCATCAAGGCTTACCGCGAGGTGGTGAAGTGATCGCCACCGTGCTGGCGCTGTTCGTCGGTGCCGTCATCGGCATCGGCGGCGTTGTCTTGCTGTTGTACCTATTCGCCGATTAGACGTTGCGCTCAAAGTGCGGGCAGTCCACCAGATTACTGAAATGGCCGCCCCAACGGTTCTTGGGATGCAACGACTCCCAGTAGATGCCCAGCGGCTCAATTGTGGCCTTGTCCCAAATGATCTTGCCGTTCTTGAAAAAGTTCAGGTCAATGGCGCAACGCTTCAGGTGGATGCTGTTCATGGTTTTGGAGCGGCCTGTCTTGAAGTAGATGGCTTGCTGTTCAGGCGTTCTGGCCAACTCACCGCCAGTAACCATGAAACCTTGGTCGGTGGCGTACTGGATCAGTTTGCAAGCATCCAATAGGAACGCGGCTTGTTCAGTGCTTAAGCTCATTTTTTCCTCATTTCTGCCAGTTTTTCGACCGTGCGCCCGCCAAAGTACGCGCCCATGATTAACATGCCCCAGTTACCCAATAGCGTCACATACGACTCATTGGCGTTTAGGCCATAGGCTGACATCATGGCGAACAAGAAGTACCCCAAAAAGATGGCTATCAGGCTCATGGGGCGGATGTTTTTGGACAGCCAAGAGTCAGACGCCATGTCCGCTTCCCAACGGTCTGTGATGTTGTCTGCGTCGTTTTGCGCGGCCTTGGCGAGCATTTCCATCTCGGCCAACTCCATCTTGGCCTTCTCAATACCCAACTCCAGCAGGCGTTCTTCATGGGCGTATTGCAACTCTCGCAGCTTGGCCACGTCTTCTGGCGTGGGCGCGTCAGGGATCTTTACACCCAGCGTGTTTTCGACCACTTCTTTGCCCTTGGCTTGGATGGCGCTTGAGAGCAGGCCCAGGCCGTTTTGGGCCAATGTGCCGAGCAACGATGCAACGATAGGAATCATTTCTTCTCCTCAAGTTGAGTGATAAGGCGGCGAATAATGGCCTGCTGCTGTTTGTTTTCTTGTTGCAGCAATAGCATATCAAAATACATGGACGCCATCATGTAAAAAAACAGCGGCAAGATCAGCATCATTGCAATGAGGGCCAGCACAAAAACTACTTGGCTGTGGTCATTTGTTTTATCGACCATAGGAGGAGGTGGAGGTATATAGTAACTGTCAGAACTGCCCCGATTATTAGGGCTTTGTCTTGCAGATTGCTGAGTCTTTTTTTGCGTTGCCATTTGCGCTGAGTCTCCATTTGGCGTTCCAGTTCAATCTGCTTTTCGTTTTCCTCGTTCAGTTTCTTATATTCCTCCTCAAACCTTGACCAGACGGCACCCAGCGCTGGGTCTGTGTGGTAGATCAAAAACTCGCGCAACTCGACTGCTTGGCGCTCCAACTCAATTTGGTGGAACACATTCTCAAGTGCTTGGGCTTTGAGTGATTTGGTTTTGGGTGGGTCGAGTTCTTGGCGTTTGACATCTTTTTTGATTTCTTCATGCGCGTCAAAGAACTGGCCGATGAACCCAGAGATCTCTTTGGTTATCTTGTAGACATCTGTACCAGCGGCCTTTGCGTCCTTGTACAAAGCCACGCCTTGCTTAATGCCAGCAATTGCAGCCAATGCCAATGTGATAGGTTCAATTTACAGCCCCAACATTTTTTTGACAAACTCACCGGCAACGCCTGGGCCAAACAAAACGCACAGCATCACGGCGTAGATCAAGTATTCAATCTTGGTCATGCGCTTGTCGCCCTCTTTGAGCGACTTGTCTATGCTTTCGTAACGCTGGGCGCAGATCGCTTCATGCACTGCGAAATTTTTTTCTAGATCATTCATGGTTTCTCAACTATGGGCGCTGGTGTTGCCATTTCTGCCGCTGCTGCTTCAGCGTCTGCAAGTGCTTGTGCTTCAGCAAGCTGTGCCGCTACTGCCGCATCATGTGCCGCTTGTTCTTCAGGTGTGTACTCAACAATGGTGGTTTCACCAGTTTGGACATTTACAACGATTCTGTGTGTCATGGTGTTTCCTTATTCATAGAGGATATTTATACTACCCGCATCGAAAGTGTCCGTTCCATTTACGGTGGTGATGCGAACTCGGTCAAGTGTGCCAGCAAGCGCAATAGAGCCAGCCATGTGCTGTGTAGCCCCCGTGTTAGTTCGATATACAACTCCTGCTCCAATCCATGTATTGGATGAAATTAAAGTTAAAATCAAAGAACCTACGCAGGTATCTGCTGCTGCTGATGGTTGAAAAACAATTATTCCAGATGTTGCTGTAACTAAGTTGCTACCTGCTGAATTAAGAGTTGAATTAGCAGATAAGTAACCAGAAGTTACAACAGAACCGTTTCCAAGCTGTACTTGATATTGACTAGTCGCACTCGTACTCACACCACTAAACATCACAGTGATACGCTTCACCCACGATGGGATACCTGTAAAATCAATGCTTGTGCCAGATGTAGAGGCAACAGCAGTGCCAGAGGTAATCCCCAGCACCGCACCTGAGTTGATCGTGACGCTTGCTGATCCATCCAAAGTTAGTGCCATGATTTAGCCCTCGTAGATTATGTTGACTGTGCCAGCGTCAAAGGTATCAGTGCCGTTTGATGTGGTGATGATTA